CAGAGCGCCCTCATATCGTTGGGCTAGCCGTCACATCACCACGTTTGCTCTGTTCCTGTGATACCCCTAGCAAGTTCACGCGCTGGCTTGTCAGTAAGCGCATCGCTTTCCTCGATAGCCACCGCGACATGGGTGCATTGTTTCGTCATCAGCAATCGGCACTGGACGCAGAAAAGCCACTTTCTACTGCGTTCTGATGCCGACACATCAGTCCCCTCTAAAGGGTAACGCATGAGAAAATGGCCTCATGTCTGTCTTGTGTGTCGGCACTTGACAAGCAAATTATAGATCAGCCGGTAAAGGAATGTCAACAGGCCAAACAGATCGCAAAGAATTTACAGTCTTGCCGTGGGCTTTCTGCCACTTCTCAATTCTTTCTTCTTTGCTTAACTTTGATCCTTGGTCGATCTCATAGTGGCATCTAAGGCACAGGGCAGCGACCAAATTGTCATCAGCCTTGATGCCCCTGCCCTTGTGACCGCCCCAATTGGTGTGGGCAGCTTGCACCATCTCACCAGACCCGCAAGATTGGCAGTCCAGACCGGCCACCAGCTTTAACAGCTTCTTGCTTCTGATGTACTTGTGTTTTATCACCTGTGCGCCCCGTCCTGTGTCCTGTTGGTGGCCTCACGGCTGCGCCAGATTTCTATGTCAAGCCTTGCTGCCTCAATTTCCCATTTAAGGGTTTCTTCCTTTTCTACAGCCAGCGCCAAACCTTTGATAAGCTGCACATATTCAGGGTCAGCATAAGCCTCACGCTCCTGTGCGTTTGCAGCCTCTACGCCCGACTTTAAAGAGTCTTTCATCAGCATGGCCTTTTTAGACTTGCGAAACTCCTCAAGGTAGACCCGCTGGGCTTTGGCCTCGCCGTAGAGTGGTGCTCGATCCCTGATTGACTGTGCTGCGTCTTCGGGAATCAAGTCTTTTCCTCAATTGTGTAGAACCAATCATCACCGGCTGACCACTTGCGTGTGCCGTCTACAGTCCAAAACTGTTTGGCAGCTTGAAAGTCAGGAAACTTTGTCTCAGCAGGGATCAGGCTCTGGTCGTACCACAGACACCTGTTGTTAGGCTGGCAGGCAAATTGGCCGTTGTCCAGCTTGATCCAATTGAAAGACTTGTGTTCTTCAGCTTGCTCTGTAAAGCCTGTGTCAACTTCCATGCCGTCAGCACAGAAGTCCACTGTAAACATGTACTGCCCAAAGTGCCACTTCTTATCTTTGCCCAAGAACTTGACGCCCAGATTGCGTAGACCAATCTTTTCCAAAATGGTGAACTTGTAGCCCATGCAGTCCCACAATTGGAGCGTGTCAATTGGCAAGCTGGGCAGCACTGATGTTTCGTTGTGCCAAACATAAGCATGAATGGGCAGCTTGTCGTACAAAGCGCCATAGGCCGGTAACAGCGACTCAATGCGGAACACCTGGCCTCGCAGGGCTTTTAAGCTAACCCAAACGGCAGGCTCTAACTCGCCATGCCCCTTAGTGAAGTTGTACAAAAATTCACGCTTAACAAAACACTTAACAGGCGGCAGTGATGCCACGATATAGCTCATTCCATCTCCTCAATCATGCGTAGGGCGGCTTCAGGGCTGTCAATTCTGTACAGCAAACCACCCGTCCACCTTAAAAAGAAATCGGCCTGTAACTTCGTTAAACGCTTTTTAGAGGTGGTTTTGATCTCCACCAAGTAAGTCTGGTGCTGGTAGCCGACAAGAAGGTCAACCGGCAGGCCAATGATCCACACAAAAGCGCCAGCATTGCGTAGCGCAGCAACAATAGCCTCTTGATTTGCGTCAACCCTAGCTGCGTGTCTCACTTTTGCCTGTTCATTTCGTCACGCAGCGCATCAAACGCCGACTGCCCACGAATCCGCGCTATGTCGTATGACACCTTGCGCCACCACAAATGGGCTGCGTTTGCCCCCGACTCTCTGGCCTTCTGCCTGTGCCGTTTGATCCATTCCCTCGCCTCGCATTGCAGCATGTGGTTCATCAATGTCACCTGTTAACTCCAGTGCCTGATTAATGATGTGCAAAGGGTAGCGTTTACCCTCCCGAGCCTTGTCCAAAATCTGAGTGGCAGTGAAATGGTTCATGTAACTTCCAAATTTCTTTTTGGATAAGGTTTCAATAAATGACTAATTGCTTTTAAATGTGTTGTTTGTGTGTTTTTACCACCTCTAAATACAAAATATCTTCCTTTACTGTGCTGTTTTATTTTTTGAACAGAAGGAAAATGTTTTTGAATGTTTTCAAATTGAGTGTTGCCGCAAATTGCCCTGATGCTTCTTGATGTCCAAATTTTTCCATTGATAAGCCAACCATCCCGATCTAATTTTCGGCTTTTAACATTTGGGTTTCCATCACGCATTGAACCAACATAGTGAAAGCCACAGGCTTGGTAAATAGTGCCAAATTCACCCGCCGACTCATCAATGGTTGACGTAACCACTTCAAACTTTTCCGGCAACATCTTCATGCTTTGGCGAATAAGTTTGCTAGCGCTATGAGGGTGCGCCCAATGCACACAAGCGCCACGGCTCAACAAAATCATTTTCCCTTCAAAGCCGTATTTACTCCAATCTGCGCCAGCCAAACCTTTTTCTCGCGTAATTTTTCCAAGATTTTCAGAATATTCAGGCCCATAGCAAACAACACCAGCACAATAATTTTCAAAAAAAATGCCGTAACAATACCAAACCACTGCTGGCATACAACCAAGCCATTCGTAATCTTTTATGATTTTTTCAGCCATTTGATATGAAACTTGACGAACTTCAGCTTTTTTTATGTCAACATCAATTTCTTGCCACCAATTGCCCAAAAGATCAGCATCGGCATTTTCTTGCCGCCTTTTTTCTCTGATTTGCTTTTGCCAAGCAATAGAGTTGTCAAGTAGCAAATTCATTTAAACCACTCCGGCTGCATGACCTGTAGCTGGTAGAGCCTGCCATTGGGCAGCTTCTTCCAATGCGTCACAGCAGCCCTAGACACCCCTAGTAGCCGCGCCAGCTTTGCCTTGCTGCCAGCTTTGGCAATGGCGTTGTGCAGCGCCGCCTGTTGTTGTTCAGTGATTAATTTCATCCCGCTAATTGTATAGATTTCTAAGCAATGTGCAATAGGCAATGCCTATAGGAATTGCCAAGCCTATAAAAATATTTGTGGCAAAAGACTTTACATCTGTTAATTTATCTATACAATCCATAGCAATCCCACTACTTCGGTGGGTCTTTTTGGAGCAAGTATGAACATTCACTTTGACGAAATTCTTGACGGGTTTCGATACACCGGCCTAGCCGACCTAGAGCCAGCCGAGACAGCAACCGACCTAAGCCCAGGCTGGCCGGTCATTGTCACAGTCTACGCCCTGCATGTAGACGGGTCACACAAAGACTTCATGGACATCATCAACCCTTCGATCATCCAGCAGATTGAAAAGTCTATTGCGGAGGACAGATGAAAAATCTTGCCCTTGATCTTTTACTTGCCACAGCAATTGGCTTTGGCCTTGCCCTTTCCCTTGTTGTCTGGTGGTCAGCATGAATGCCGAGCAGATCATTCAAGCCGCTGAAACCGGCAGCAAGTGCAGCGCTGACCCGCTTGTCCGGTGCGCTTACCAAGTGGGCTTTCTACGGCATAGCGTACATGAGCTGTGCCAAGTCATAGAAGACCAGCGCCACCATCTCCAGATCGCCACTGAAGAATTGCAGCACCTACAACGTGAATTAACTTGAAAGAAACCATGAAAAACATTGCAACCGCCTTAGTACAGGCACAAAAGGCTTTTGGCCCAGCCCTCAAAAGCGCCACAAACCCGCACTTCCGTAGCAAGTACGCAGACCTTGCCGCTTGCGTTGATGCCGTCATGAGCAGCCTAAACGCCGCTGGCATAGCCTTGATTCAGAAATGCTACGACTGCGACAACGGGGTGATGGTGGAAACAGTCTTTGTTCACGAATCTGGCGAAACGCTGGAGTGCGGCATTCTCCATGTGCCAGCAAGCAAGCAAGACCCACAGGGCTACGGCAGCGCACTTACATACGCAAGGCGCTACAGCCTCATGGCAGCTTGCGGCATCGCACCCGAGGATGATGATGGCAATGCCGGTAGCCGCCGCACCGAGATCAGGACAGTGGACGGGCTGACAGACCATCTCAGCGCCATCAATGCAGCCGCTGATGAGCCAGCGTTAATCAAGGCTTTTAAAGAAGGCTACGCCGCCTGCAAGGGTGATGAAGCCTGGCAGAACACAATCATTCGGGCCAAGGATGCCATGAAAAAGAAATTGGGAGCAGTCTAATGGATCAGCGCACACCCGAATGGTTTGCCGCCCGTCTGGGCAAGGTAACCGCCAGCCGCATCAGCGACATCATTGGCAAAACTCAGTCAGGCTATTCAGCCAGCCGTGCCAACTACATGGCGCTGCTGATCTGCGAAAGACTGACCGGCGCTGCTGCCGAGTCGTACAGCAATGCTGCAATGCAGCACGGCACAGACACTGAGCCAATGGCGTTGTCTGCGTATGAGGCCGCACAAGGCGTTTTGGTGAAAGCTGAAGGCTTTGTCACCCATCCGTCAATTGAGCAGTCTGGTGCGTCTCCTGATGGCTTGGTAGGCGACTCTGGCTTGATTGAGATCAAGTGTCCCAACACTGCCACCCATTTGGATACCCTGCTGGGCAAAAAGATGCCGACAAAGCACCGGCCACAAGTCCAGTGGCAGATGGCTTGCACTAGGCGGCACTGGTGCGATTTTGTCAGCTATGACCCGCGACTGCCAGAGCGACTGCAAATGTTTGTTGTGCGCGAGGTCTACGATCCTGTCTATGTGGCAGGGCTGGAAACTGAAGTGGTTAAATTTCTTGGCAAGATGGAAAGCCTAATTAAGGAACTTGAAAAATTATGAAATACGACATTAAATATGCCGCCCGTGAATACGAAATGCAGGGCGAGAAAAAAACATTTTGGACTACGCACGGCACTTTGTGGATTGACGGAGATAGGATTAAGATAAAAATGGAAAGTCAACCCGTGAGCAAAAACTTTGAAGGCTGGTTTCATTGCTTTGAACAGCGCCCATTTGAACCAGAGGCTTACATTGCCCCGCCTCAACCCCGCTTTGACCGCGAGCAGCGCACCCCCCCCGCGCAGTCAACCGCCCAAAACAGCGGGTTTGATGACATGAAAGACGATTATCCTTTTTGATATTTTTGGGGCAGAGCTGTGCTTCCCGCAGTTGCCTGGCGCGTAAGTCCCCTTCTTTTTTTAAGGCACATCATGGACTACAAAGACGTTTTCAAAAAGATTTTCCCATTACCGGAATTTCCACGGGTGCGTAATAGTGACCCAGCAACATCACATGCAGCAGCGGAATCCATCACAGATGTCAGCTCCCACTACGCTCAAATCTTGGAAGCACTAAGCACAATCGGGCCGCTGGGCAAAGATGGCATCTCGTTTTACTCACGGCTTGACCCTAACCAGATTGCTAGGCGCTTGAACGAAATGCAGAAACTTGGCCTGATCCGTCTGACCGGCAAGACAGTAAAGTCAAACTCCAATCGCCAAGAAAGAGAGTGGACACTATGAAATTGCCTAAATTGCTTGAAGTTTTTAGGGTGCTTACCCCTGCCCAAGCTGTAGCGCTGGAGCTTAAAGAGGCAGAGTTTGCTTTGCTCAGGGCTGAAACTGGCGTGGAATACGCGCAAGCGCTGGTGGCCTACAACCGCAACCGGATCAAGCGCCTTAAAGCCTATACGGAGGCAGCATGACTACAGATACAAGTGGGCCAGCGTTTCCATCAAAAAAACGCATTCAAAGGGCTGGTTATGCAACACAGGAATTTGAGCCGGTTGACGGCATGACCCTGCTTGATTACTTTGCGGCATCCTTTATCAGCTCTGGTGTTGTGTTTAAAAATCTGTCTTCAGGCAGCACAACGGATGAAGTTGCTGAACAAGCATACGCACTGGCAAGAGCCATGCTGAAAGCGAGGCGAGCATGAACTGCTGTGATGGGCCTTGCCACCAAGGACTAGACTGCCCTGTTCGCAAGGTCAAGCCGTACCCTGCCGTCCCTGCCGACATTGAGCCGGTGTCAGAAGTGTGGCTTACAGTGTGCAGCGTTGTCGTTGGCTTTGTGCTGGTGGCGCTGATGGTGGTCGTTCTGCTGCTGTTCTTTACTGGCCTTTGGATATGGAGTTTGCTGATATGAACCCAATTGACAATGATGATGATGACGATACACAGGTCTACAAGAAACCTTGGGTAGGGCTGACGGATGAGGAAATTAATGCCTGTGACCCATCAGAGGAATGCTGGGGCTTGCATAAGATTGCCCGAGCCATTGAAGACAAGCTACGGGAGAAAAACGCTTGAATTGCCCAATTTGTAAAGTTTGGAGCACTGTGGAAGACACAAGAGCCAAAGACGGCTTTACACTACGCCGCCGACAGTGCGGCAATGGACACAAATTCACAACGGAAGAACATGTCAAACTTCAGAACGTGGTCGCAAGAAAGCCTAGCGGAGTTTGCGCAGCAAGCAAACGAAAAGATGATCCAGCAGAATGACCGGATTGAACAGCTTCAGTGCGACCTGAAAGACGCTATTGCTGCCTACCGCAAACTTATGCGAAAGGCAGAAAGTTCCTGACTGGTATAATGCTTGTACATGATGAGGATTTTTATGTACAAAACTGATAGCCATTTTACAAAAGAGCAATTGCAATCTTTGTTTACATACGCCGATGGCAATTTGTATTGGAGAGAACGCAAAGGTCGCCGTTTGGCTGGAACATTGGCTGGTACTGCATCACATCATTACCATCAAATTTGCATAAACTACGTACTTTATAGAACGCACCGGCTTATCTGGGCGTATCACTACGGGCCGTCTGAACATATCATAGACCACGCCAATAACAATTCTTTTGACAACCGCGTTGAGAATTTGCGAGAATGTTTTCACTCACAAAATAGTCAAAACAGCCGCACTTCAAAATTAAATACGTCAGGCGTTAAAGGTGTTGTTTGGTGCAAGCAAAAGCAAAAATGGCGTGCACGCATTCATGCGGATGGCAAAGAATTTCACGTAGGATTTTTTGACAACATTAAAAAAGCCAAAGAAATAATGTTGCAAAAACGCGCCCGTTTACATGGTGTTTTTGCCAGAGTTGATTAAGCGAAAGGCCGCACGCCTTGCTTGTCAATGATTAGCGCTTGCCTGCGAGGTGTGTCGCTGATGCTGATGTGTGTCCATGCGTCAAACTCACGGATGATCTGGTCGTAGGGCAAGCCAGCCGCAATGATTGCCCTCACCACAGCGTCTGGGGTCATGCCTGGCACTTTAAAATCAGCAGCGCAACCCGTCCGGTGCTGGCTTGTGTCTTTGCTACCTACAGAGTCGTTGACTTGCTTTGACCGGAAAGCGCTGTTAATCATGATTGGCTTGCCGTCTAGCGCTTCTTTGACCCGTTCCAAAAACTCAGCCAGCTTTTGCAGATTGGCAGTTTCTTCCTCGTTTGGCGTGTTGTCAAATTGCCTGTGGCTTGTGGCCGTCAGCTCTGCCAGCGTAAAGTGCGGAGTCATTTCTTATTCCTTGCAGATATCGCCTTTGCTGTTTGTCTAGCATCTTCCTTGGAAGAAGCACCCCATGCCTTTAGCGATAAAGCTAAACGGGTGGGTTCTCCGTTCTTTTCCATAGGGCCAGGCATTGCGCCCATACGGGCTAAAAAGGATGCTCTGCGAGGGTTGTCGCCGCTTTTCACCGGAGGCTTGAGGTTCATGCCTTCTGCCTTTGCTGAGGCGCGTCCCTTGGCGTTTAAACCGCCTTCAGGGTTCTTACCTTCCTTGCGTTGCCAAGCCGCACTCATTTTTTCTTCTCAGGCTTTGCGGTCTTGGCAGACTCTTTAAATGCTTTGGCGGTAGGTGCGCCCTCAGTGCCAGGCTTCCTCATTGTCTCGCCAGAGCCAGCTTTAATGCGCTCACGCTTGGCGTGAATGTTTGCGTACAGTCCTTCTAGTTTCATATCATCTCCTTCATTTGATTGCAGGGGCTTTAGAAAGCAAATCTGTCTTAGCTTGTGAGCCAGCAGATGAGCCAAAATAGTAAGCAATGATGCCCGTCCAAGCAGTGCCAAGTGACCCCAGCATCATCAGAATTGCTGGGTTGCCGCTATCGACCTTGCCAAACAGCATCATGCCGAGGATACCAAAAAAGCCAACAGTGACGATTGCAGCCAGCGCAGGCGGCACGATTGATCTTGTTGCTGCTTGCATGTCACGCGCAGACTTGCGATCTTCTACGGACAGCTTTTCAAAGTTTAGGCCAAGTTCTTGCGCTTGCTTTTGCAGTTCAATCTCTGCAATCTTGACCTGAGCAATTTGCTCTGCTGTCAGCTTGTTGTTGGAGATCAGGTCGCCCACCTTGTCAGGGTCAACACCGATAGCCTTGGAGATGGCCGACACTGCCATGCCTGCTAGTGGGCCACCCATTGCCGTAGCGATTGTGGGCGCAATTTGTTTAAGCCAATCCATTACTGTTTACTCCTTGAAAGCATTGTTGCTGCAATTTGTAGCATGGCACGGGTGCTCTCCATGTCTGCTGGCTCTGCTGCCCATCCGACTGTGATCTGTCCTACAAACCGGCCAGGCTCAGGCGGCACTGAAATGCGGCATGTGTAGGCTACACCCCGTGCAATATACCAAAGCCCCATTTCACTTTGTGCAGAACGATATTCTCCGCATGGAATCTCGTTTGCCATCAGCTTTACTACATCACTGTTGTTGGCAGCGTTCTGGGTAAACAGGCCAACATCCAGCCCGTCATTGGTCTTGTCCCTGCCGTTTTTGCCATAAGCGCGATACAAGACGCGAGTGCCAAACATACTGTTGACTTTAAACACCGCCACCACCAGCGCACCGGACTGCTTAAACAGATGCGCCGCCGCATCCTCAACCCGATCTTCTGCAATGGACGGAATTTTTTTGGATTCCTTGTAAGCGCCAATCAACAGTTCTTGGTTTGTATATACAAAATAGCCTGCAAATGTTAAGACCGCCATTAACACGGCTGCGAACAACCGGAACGGTGAACTGACGTATGCCAGCACCTTGTCAACCATGCTTAAGTGTTCAGCGCTCATCTTTGCTGCTCAAGGATGCCAATGGTGAAATACAAGATCACCCCTACCAAGCTGAAAAAGATGACCGCCATCAGCGTAAGTTCGATGGCCTCATCTGTTTCTTTTTTGCGCCTAGCAGCAGCTTCTTTTTCTTTGCGAACATCATGGGCATCTTCTCTGTCCATTTCAGCGGCCCTAGCTTTAATCTTGTTCCACACCAAAATATTGCCTGTTTGCATATACAAAAGTTCAAGCTGTGATTCCAGCTTAGCCGTTTCCATCAACAAGTTTTCTAGCTGCATTGCCACGCTAAAATTAGACTTGTTGCCTGACCGCTTACACTCAACCATCGATTTTGTTGCCTGACTTTTAGCGTCAAACAAACGCCCAATCACAACCCCCAAACCGCCAAGATCGTTAGCGACTTGTGCCGCTTTTTTTACAAGCGTAATGGTGGTTTGTAGGGTCGCAAGGGCCGTGAGTGGATCAATAATTTTCGGTCTCCGGCAAGTTGTAATACTTGGCCTCACCAGCTTTTCTAGCAGCTACAGCCTGTTCCAAGTCTTTGTAATAACCAAGCCACTTATTTTTTCCGTCAACCTTGATGTAAACAGTCCAACTTTTATGAGTCTTTAGCCATGACACGCCAATATGACCACTTGTATTGTGGTTCGGCAATGAAATATTTTGTGCGTTATCTGTCGTATTTACATCACGCAAATTGCACAATCTGTTGTCGTTTCTAATTCTGTTTTTATGGTCTATGTATTTATCTGGAAATTTTCCATGAACATAAAGCCATATAAGTCGGTGTGCTAAATAAGATTTGCCTTGTATTTTTGCGGAATAGTACCCATGACCATTTAGGGCTTTAACTTCTTGCCAAGGCTTAACATTGCGCCCATTACCAAAACGCCAAATGAGCATACCGCTTTCAGCATGATAGTAAAACAACTTTTGAACTGTTTCTTGGTCAATCAATTTTCAGCTACCTTCTTAGATTCAGGCTTGCCTCGCTCCCGCCACTTCAAGCACCAGACCAGCAGCCGGTCAGGTGTCCATGTCCACTTGATGCACTCAAAGATGGGCGACTTGGCTGCTGGCGGTGGTGGCGGCAGCGCTTCCATGACTACATCAGGATTTTTTTCAACAGTTCAGCAGCAAAGCCTGGGCCAAGCAGCGTGACAGCAATCAGCGCATATAAGATGTATTCAATGCGAGACATGCGTTTGCTGCCCGACTCAAACGATTTCTGGATCGCCTCGTAGCGCAGCGCACAGACTTCCTCATGCGTGGCAAGCCGAGCGTCTGTTGCGTCAATCTGGTTCATGGCATTGCTTGAGCCGCTACTTGAGCCTGATACGCCGCAACCACTTCAGCAGTCCATGCCGTATTGCAGATAGCTACGACATTGGCTGGCTGACCTGTCAGGTCTTGCGCTGGTGTCAGGCTTGTGCGGTGAAAGGTCTGGCTGATTTGATTGCCGTCTTCCATGATGCGTGTTGCTTCACGGTAGAGAACAATGCCGTTTTCAGTGACAGTGATCTGGTCTACATTGGTTGTTTTAGTAAGTGCCACAATGTTTTCCTTAAGAAGTAAAATAGGTAACTGAAAAATACAGGCTACCTGATGCGCCGGTAGCAGTAGACGAATACATGGTTGTCGTTCCCGGGTTTAAATACAAATTTGAATTGTTAGTGGCAGTGTTTGTCATAACACCAGTCGCGCTTGCACCAGATAAAACTGTAAAAGGCAAGCTAGTACAAACAATTCCCGACCCAGATGTGGTTATAGATGTAGCGCCGGTGACTACGCCAATAACTGTTACTGAACGACCTGTTTTTGTATAAAATCCCGAAGAAGAAAAAGCACCAACAACAGTTAAGCCAGCGCCTTGGTTTGGTGTCCAAGTGCCTTCTTCGTAATCGTCCAGCGTGTTTGCATCAGCGCTTGGGACTTGCGTAGCAGGGAAGGTGATGCCGTTCAAGCTCGGGGTTGTGCCAGACACAACAAGCGCACCCGCTGCGTCAGGCAGAGTGATCGCCCTGTTCGTGTTGGTAGCCGGTGGCGTGATGGTGATGATGCCCGTCCCGCTCAGGGACAGCATCTCAAGCTGGCTTGCTGCAATTGTTCCGTTAGCCATTTTTACACCTTTGGAAATTCAGTTTTAACTGCTGTGATTGCGGCCTTCCATGCGTCCATGCCGCCGTGGTAGAGCAGATCAAGCTGGTCAGCGATTGATGGGTAGGCAGCAGCGCGTTGGCGTTGGTATAGCTTGGCATCGTACTCGGCTTGTAGGCGAGCAATCTCAGCAGTGATTTCAGCTTCAGTCGGCTGCGTCTGTACAGTGTCCAGCCACTCAAGGCTGTCACCACGAAGAACCCACTGGGCGTTAGGGCGCAGGGATTGGAGTGCGTCTACTGTGTTCATGCTGCAATCTCCATGAGAGTAATAATTGAAGGCACTGAACACCTAATCGTATTAGCAGCGGCATCTGATTTCAATTGTATTTTGTAAATTACAGAAGATGCGCTAGAAGGCGAATCTAAAGTTGCAAATGAGGCTGTGTGGTAATTATTTAAATCTGTACCACCCGTACCATCCAGAAACGCACCAACTAAAGAATCAACAATGTCAGTTGAGGCTCTTACTAGCTTTATAGTTCCACGGGTGTTAGCATTTGAACCAGATGAATTTGATAAAGCAGAACTAAAAATAACTAGGATTTTTGAGCTTGTTGACGATGGCGTTATTGAAGCAGTAAACCCCGTAACATCAACATATGAGGTTGAGGTGGTTGTAAACTGAGTAGAAGTACTGGCACTCACCACCTGCAACACACTACCAGCTGGAAAGCCTGTAGTTGTTGCGTTAGTCAGCACAGTGCCCGTAGCATCAGGCAAAGTGATTGTGCGATCTGAGTTTGTGACAGGGGCAACCAAAGACACTGTACCCGTGCCGGTTGCCGAGGCCGTTACTGCAATGCTGCTCATGCTGCTGCTCCTTCAAGTGCGGTGATGCGGGTTGTCAGGGCTGTGATGAGGGCTTGTTGCTCTTGGATTGCTTTAACAAGCACCGGAATCAAATCGGCGTATGCAACACCCAAATCTTCTGCATTCGCTGCGTCTACCGCTTCTGGGAAAACGGCAAGGACATCTTGGGCAATCAAGAAACTTCTTCGGACTCCATCTGCATCAGTCTTGTATTTACCAATTACTGTGCGAAGGCTTGAAAGTTTCTGAGTCGCGTTTTCAATCGGCTCAATGATGTCTTTTTTTCGCTCATCAGAATTTGATGTCCAAGATGTTGCACCAGATGACAAGTAAACACCAGCACTAGCATTCTGAATAATTAACCTAGTGTCCGTATTGTCAAAAGAAACAAAACCTTTTTGACTTCCTGTGTTATAAAAATTTAATTGCGTAAATCTTGTGGTTGTATTTAGTGAAAGTTGTGGGCCAGCACCACCGCTTATTGTTGCGCCGTTTGCAAGGCTAGTCGTAGTCCCCACCAGCAAGTTACCGCTGGAGTCGATACGGGCGCGTTCTGTGCTGTTCGTACTAAATGTCATTGGTATGGCTGTTAGGCCAAATAAAGCAACAGCAGACCCATCACCAGAAAATTGAGCCACATTTGTGCCGTTATTGTTGATAGCGTAAACACCACCAGCACTAGCGTTATTTAAAGTAAGTGTTGTGTAATTCGTAAAATTTAAGGGACTACTCGTCCCAATGCCCACATTGCCAGAGCTATCAATCCTGACAGCCTCCGCACCGCCTTCAGCAAAAGCAATGGTGTCAGCCGCTGGGAAGAAGATGCCGGTGTTGGCATCAGTGCCACGAATAGCAGGGGTCGCTGCCGATCCGTCAATATCAGAAAGACCCTCAGTGCCACTTAAAATTAAAGTCATTTTGCGTCCTTAAACAACAGCCCAGCGAGAGCCGCTGGAGACTGTAACTGTGATGCTTGTGTTGATTGTCACCGGCCCTGCGCTCATTGCGTTGTTGCCCGTTGCAATAGTGTAATTTGTTGCAATCGTTGCGCTGTTCACCACAATGCCGTTTGAGGCCACCAGTGCTGTTGATTGAAACTCACCCGTAGAAGGCTTGTAAAGCAGTTTGGCATTGCTGGTGTTAACTGTCGCAGCCGTGCCGCTTGTAGCACTTGCCATCAGCGGGTAGATGTTTGTCGCTGTGCTTGTGTCGTTGACAATTGCAGAGCCGCCCACAGAAGCCCAGGCAGCGCCCGTGTAGCCCTCAAACTCACCAGTGGTAGTGTTGAACCTCAACTTGCCCGTAACGCCCGTGGGTCGCTCTGCTGTCGTTCCCTTTGAAATCTGCACAGCGCCCGTGCTGGTGAAATACGAATCACCACCAGCATAAAGAGCCTTGGCTACACCTACACCACCCGCTGTAATGATTGCGCCCGTGGTCGTGCTAGATGCGTCTGTAGCGCCAGCAACCACAACAGACTTGGCAACACCAATACCGCCAGCCGTAATAATTGATCCCGTTGTGCCGCTGGTTGAATCAGTTGTAAGGCTTGAATTGATGCCAAAAACAAACGGAATCCGTGCTGTTGTAGCAGTCTGCCCGTCCTTTGTGATGGCAGTGCTCAGACCAGTTGCCAAGTCAGCAGTCAGCGCATTAAACACTGAGCTGGAAATGGATGTGCCAGTGACTACCGGCTGACCAGCAGTGTTGATGACAAATGTGCCAGAGCCGTTGTAACTCATTTTGTGTCCTTAATTTACGGCCTGTTGGGAGCCATGTTGTTTAACTGGATTCGGTTTGGCTGATTTTGTTGTTGCGCCAATGCGTTAGCCAATGCAGCATTTTTAGCCATTTGTTTATTGATAAATTCAATGTCAGCAGGCAGCTCCCGTATTGTTCTTTGCGCCGCTGGGCCTTGTTGCAACAGTAGTCTAGCCAATTCATTGCGAGTTGCTTCTGGTGTGCTTGCCTTGTTAATTAGCTTGCCAAAAGTGCCTAACGCTGGAAATGGGTTGCCCGATGTCGCAGACATTGCCGCCTGGCCTGCCTGAACAGCCGTATCTAAATTATCGCCCTCTATTGCCGCAAGCCTTGATGCCGTTTGCGACCCGCGACCTACGCCCTCAATAGTTTTTAGCCGACCCTCACGCGCAACATCAGCAGCAAATTGTCGGTAGTCGTTGCCAAAAGCCTCTTTTAAAGCATTGCTTGTTTTTGTCTCGCGCCACATTTTAAGCAATGAAGTTTGCCCTCCTTCAGTGCCTACTTTGTCTTTTAGAGCCTGTAAAACGCCAACCCGATACGCTTCAATTTCGCCTTGGCTCATGCCGCGCATAAATTCAGCTGTTTTGATTGCGTCATCTTTTAACGCCATTCGCCCGACTCTTACCGCTTCCTCAAGCTGGCTTGGGCCTTCAAACGCATTTCTGGCTTGCTTATAAATTGACCCCGCCTCATTTTTAGGGCTTATGGCATCCATTTTTTTTGTTAAAGCAACCCGTAAATCTCCGTATGCGCTGCTTACAGGCGTACTTTTAAAATCTTTTTTGGAATTTACTTCTAAGGTGTAAAGAGCTTGTTTTACTTTGTCCAATGCATCAAAAGGTATATCGTCACCTTTTTTGATTTTGGATAGGTCTATAGGCGTTGAGCGTTTTAATTCAGCCAGCAGCTCAGCCCCGCCATGCGCTGTTTTAGACGCTTGAATTAAAGAGGCTAGGTCATCATCAACTTTGACAGAAAGCCCCTTTAGCTGGTCGTACAGCGGCCCTGCTTGTGTTCTTTTTTGCTCAATCAAATCACCAATTGCGCCAGTGTAAGTTTTGCCGCCAGTACCCAGCGCTTCATCAGCCGTTGCAGTAAGTCGCCCTGCGCGTTTGGATTGCTGGTCACGGATAAATTGCTCGACTAGGGTTTTGGCTTGACCAGGCAAGGTGGCAAGTTTGTCCAGCTCTGCCAGCGTTCTGTCACGCCCCGCAACCGCAATGGTGGCATTTGGCCCTGTGCTTGCCAGCCTTGCCTCAATTTGCGCCAATGGATTGCCGCCGCCCGATTGAAAAACATTGCCCACGCCGCTTTTGGCTAGCAATTCAGCCAACTTCATTTTTGCCGCTGACGCAACCGATTCTGGCGCATCAAACCTTTGAGCAATGTTGCTGCCTACCGCACCAGCATATTTACCCGCTATTGTGCCTGCTGGCCCAAGCATCATGCCCATTTTGCCTTGGCTAGTTTTTGTCTCAGGAAAGTTGGCTTGCTCTTCTTTTGTAATGGCAGGGGTCAATTGACTTGTAGCGCCGCCCATCAATGCAGATGAAGTAAACAATCTGGGAAACGTTTTAACCGCTGCTACCGGCAATGTTCCCACGCCAGCCGCCGTCAATGGGCCAACATTGCCCACCATGCGCGGCAAATCAAAACCAGACTCACCGGCTTGCTGGCGCTCTTGTTGGTATTGCTGTTCTTGAGCACGAATTTGAGCATCTATTGCTTGTGGCCTTGGGTCTGCCAAAAATTTCTGTGCCAGCGCCTTGACAAGCGGCATGTTGCTTGAGCGTAATTTTTCAGGAATGTAGTCTAAGGCTGTGTTTACAGACTCCGGCACTGAACGGGAAACAAGTTGTGCAGCAGCGTTTAATGGGTCTTTAACGCCCATCAGTACGCCCTGAACCCCCGTGCCACTTGAAGTTTGCTTAATCAGGCTGTCAATGACTTCGTTTGGCGTTGCTGGCTTTGCAACAGGTTGTTGCGCCACTGGTTGTGCTACTGGCGGCGCTGTGTGCGCTTCATTTGCCATTTTCCATGCTGTTTTTTCATCAGGCGCATCAACTTCGTAGGTGGCATCTCCGACCTTGACTTCAAAAGTGGACATTATCTAATCCTCCGCACAGCATTAGGTGGCGGCACATCAGATGTATCGTATTTTCTGTACAGTTTTTCAACCATGTCCAAGGCTTTTAAACGCCGAGCAATTGGCAATGTGTTGTCGCCAACTTGACCCGCCATTTCACGATATAACTCCACATCTTTTTCACCTTGTGGGCCTTCCATTCTTGGCATTGACGAAAGTAAAGCACCACCCAAAACTTTAAGTTGGTCAGCTTGCGCCGACCCTTGTGGTGATCCCCCAAAAACTCCTGAAATAAAGTCTCCAGCCGCACCCGCATAACTTTGTGTTGGCAACGGGGCTTTAATTGGTTTCCCATCTTTGTCAACCGCTTCGCCCTTCATAATTTGTCGGGCTTCATCAATTACGCTGCCAATGCCCGACATGCCGCGCTCTTTTTTGGCTTTTGCTTGAGCATCTTCCAATTTCAATGCTTGTTGCGCTTTAGGAGTTAAACCACTTACCGCACTAGGAGCAGTAGCCATCGGCGCAGCAGCCGTTGGACGCGCTGCAACGGGCGCAACAGGAGCAACAGGCGCTGGCATGGTTGCAGGGACAACCGGCGCGACAACCGGCGGCGCATTAGGCGCTGGCGGCGCTGGTGGTGACAAACGCGCCCCACCGATAGCTTGTAAACCGGTATCAAAAAATAATTGCTGGGCGCTTATGTTGAGCCGTGCAGCCTCGTTTTGTAATTGCGCTCTTTGATTGGCTGATAAACCATTAAACTCACGATCTGACAATAGTCGAGCCTGTGCAAGAGAAGCCGCCGTGTTAGGGCTGACATTTATTGGCGCACCAGCGCCAACCGCTACGCCCGTTATTGGATTAAACGCTTGAATTGTTGTACCAGTGTTTTGGAAATTTAAATTTGGCTGTGAACGTAGAACACTAAAATCTGTGCCGCCGCCTGCCATGAATGCTTTGACGCTTTCAGGCGTGTACTGACTTGGGTTAATGCTTGCAAAATTAGGTCTTGCTGGCGGCTGATAAATTGGCTTTAAGGTTACAGGGTCAAACAAAACATCGTCTTTGCCCAACTTGATCGGCTCTTTAGGCTTCATTTGCGCCAAGAGCTGCGCCATGTACTGCTGCTGCCCCGCAGGGGTCTTCATTGCCCCAAAGCCTTCTGCTGTAAGCCTTCCCGCCGAGGCAGGGATAGCCGGTGTGCCAGGCGTGACCCCAAAGTTACCAGCGCCAGGCTGACCGGCAGCAATGATTTCACCCATCTCATTGCGCTCTGGCTGCATCACCATGCGAGAGTTTTCAGCAACATCACGTTGATCCACATTTGGCATGTATGTTGGTGCGCCTTCAGGCACTGCCGCTGTTGGGGTCAGTCCTTTTAGCAATGCGCCAAAATCAGCAGAAGTGTCAGCCCTAGCTGTATCCGCTAAAGTCTTTTCGCGCTCCTCTGCTTTGCTGCGCGTTCTTGATGCTGAATAGGCTTGCAGCATTTTTGCCAAACCAGCGTAAGGGCTAATTGGTACGCCAGCCATTGTTGGCATTTCTAATGGGCTTAATGCTTGTTGCTGCAAAGCCTCTGCCAAACGCATTTTCCGCGCAATCGCTGCCGACTCCGCTGTGTATGGTGAAAGATTGATATCAGGCATTGATCCTCCCGTAATCGACCATCATGTAGCCGCTTGGATGAATGTGTATTGCCTCTGGCATCACTTGCTGAACTTCTTGCGCCATCACGCCAATGTCGTGTTTGCCCATGATGTCGTATTCGTAAATGCCAATGCCAAGTTTGTGAGTGCCAATGCGCTTGATGTTTGACTTTAACCGGCGATCAGAAAGACCAATGGCAGCAGACCCAAGGGAATACAAACCAGCAGTGTTGGCGTTTTGTGTCGCCACTCGTTGATTGTATGCGTTTTGATCGTATGCACCTTGTTGCGCCGTTGCGTTAGCAATTGGCGCAGGGGTAACATTTGATCCCTGATACGCTGAAAATTGCGGGTTCTGGATTTGCGATCCAGACATAAGCGCAGTAATCTCATTAAGAGGCATCTGCCGCCCTTGGATCGCTTGTGCAAGAGCCTGCCCCTGCGCGGTATTGGCAAATTGACCGCCTTGCAAAAGCTGGTTGAATTGGTTTGTGTTGGCAGCAGTGTCCAGATCAATGCCCGTCCGTGCGGCCTGAGTCCGTGCATCTGTCTCTTGCTCACCAAGTGACCGAATAGCGTTGTCGTAAGCCTCAGTGCCTGGCCGCAAGCCTTGGTTTATTAAATTGGTTTCCGTGCTTGTCCTAGCCCGTGCCATTGACGGCTCAAGGCGAGACATGATTGCGTCAAAGCCAGTAGTCCCCGCATTGATTGGCGCTCTGGCTATGTTGCTTGTGTCTAGGCTTGTTTGTACCGCTGGGCCACCAAATGCAAAAGGCTTGTCCAGCACAGTGGACGCCATCTTTGTGCCTTTTTCGCCAAGGTTTGCAAGGCTTGTCTGTACTCTTTGCTCAGCCTCAAGGGTTTGCTGCGCTTGTGGCGTTAGGGTTTGGCGTATTGTAGGAGTGTCGCCGTCATAAGAGACAAGAGAAGTCCCGTAAGGCGTGTACATGTTGGGGTTAGCAAGCCTTGCAGTGGCTCTTGCTGACTCAAGGTTAGCCGCCCCTTGTTCAACAGCAGCGCCCCTGTAATCAGGCGCTGGTGGCGGTGCTGGTGCTTTTTTCCCCATATCTTTCCCCTAAATATTTGCAATCACTTTTTGCCAATGTGAACAAGATCAAGTCCCCATCAGCCATGCCATCTTTAACCCTTGCCTCCTCTGTGAAGCCCATCTTCTCGACCAGAGTTATGCTTTTTGCATTTGTTGCGTCTACAGGGACAATGATCTTTTTGACATTGCAAACATTGAACGGGTAATCAAAAATTGCAACTAAGTAGCTTGCAGTGATCCGACCCTCAATCGCAATGTGGCAAAAAATTGATTGCCCGTTCCAGTTCTCGTAAATCACGCCAGCAATGATTTCACCATCTCTTGCCAGCCCAATCGCACGGCTGCGTTCTTCAAAATATCCACCATTGAGCTGCTTGGCAGTCCAGTGACCAACCGCATGATCGGATGTTATTTCAAAGGACACCACCGGCCTCAAACACTAGATCGGTTGCGACCCACTGTAATTGTATTCCCTGAGTGGCAGTTTTCAACAGTGGCGCAAAGGTATAGCCAATTTCTGTTGCCCCCTCCCAATCCGCAAATGGAAGCAAACCGCCGCCCCAAATGCCAGCATCCCAGACGCTAACGTCCCACAAACCAATCTGATTGCCAGCAAAAGTGAGCTGGGCGCTTTGGTCAGCCAGGCTGTAATCCACATTGACGTTGCCAAAAATGGACGGATTGCCGTCAGAAAACAGGTGATAGCGAATCATCTTGCACTGCTTTTGTGTCGCCGTGCCGTAATTTTGGAAACTTTGCAGGGCAAAGCCTTCGATGTTGGAAGTGTCATCCACAGTGCCATTCCAAGCCGCCGCCACATATCCATCCCCACCAAAATAGGGGTTGTCCTCGTACAGCTCAAAACAATTGGCGTTCCAGCCGGTAAAATTGCACCAGCTTTTAGTGATGTTGTTCATCACATACTGCTGCTGCTGCCCTACGGCAATCGGCACATTCATCAGCAATTGGTTTTCTTTAGGGTAGTAAAGCAGTTGCCACCCAAAGTTTGCGCCGTATGTAGAAATTGCCGAACTCATCGCGTATTGGATTTTGTTGGTGATTGACACCCTTGGGTCAAGCCTAGATGACTGCAAAGACCCCGACATTGGCACTACGCCATCTTGCGTAATAACAAGCAAGTCGCCGCCAAACTTGGTGTAGCAGCGCCTGCCAATTGGTGCGCCGATCTTGTAAAGGCCGATCTGCGAAATCCCTGTTGGCGTTGTTGGGTCAGTTAATCGCCAAACCAGTGCCTCGCCGTTGCTGGTGATAAACACTAGGTAGTCATCCACACCATAGCCAGCGTCCAGCGTCCATGTCATGCCAGCCATGATGTAGCCGCCCATCTGGAAGATGCTGGTCATGTCTAACGCAACAGCCGCCCCACCAATGGAGTTAACAGGCAAATACCATGCTTTTAGCGTGTCGTTAGTTGTTAGCCAAATGCGGTTTTTAAACAACGTAATGTTGGCAACAGTTGATGTGTCTATGTTGGTGATGTCGTAAGGCGCTCCATCCCCGTCCTTGTGCCAAGCCGAGCCGTCATAGGTTCTGAGCTTGTCTGCGCCGTTCACGCACATCAAATAAGATGCCGCTGGTGTGGTGATGTTTGTATACTGAAATCTTGCGTTTGTCAGGCTTGAGACATCAGCCGCGCCAATTGCGCCGCCAGCAGTGATGTTGTAAATTGAGTCAACAGCAGCCGCGAATAGTTTGTTTGCCGTGCCAGAGCTGTACGACATCAGAGTTTCGACTTGCCCCGTGATGCCAGTGGCAAACTTTGTGTAGCCGTTTCGCAAAATGACCGAGTTTGTGCCAGGCCAGAAGTTTGTCAGCGTCACCGCATCCAGAGGCTCCATTGCCCCTAGCGAGTCTCTGGCGTTCCAGCCGCCAATAGGTGCAGCTACTGAGGATGTTTGGCTGCGCTGCGTAGAAGGCGCTTTAGCAAATGAGGCAAGCATTATGCGGTAGGCCAGTTGCCATCTTGAATGCTCCAAGGCCCAACCAGTGCGTTCATGCCTGCTGGCGCTAGCGACTGTGCAGCCACCGGCACATCTTGCGCCTTGGTGTAGCTTAGTGTCCTCATAAACTCGCCCAGCTCAATCGCATAGTCAAGTTTCTTGGCCTTGAGAAAATAGTATTTTAGACCGGCCAGCATCAAGTCATCAGCAAAGACGCAAGTGTCTGAATCGGCTGTGTAAGCTGGTTTTGTACCTTCAGTGCCGCCAGCAGCGACAACCCAATAGCTGCCAACATACTCAAAAGCAAGGTTGTAAACGCTGGTCAGGGCTTGGAATATACGCAGCTTGTCGTTGTAAATCCGGTAACGCTCCCGTGGGCCAACCGAGATGATGCCGCCTTGCAGCCACTGCCATTCTTGGCTGGTCTTTGTGCCAAGGTTGCGCCAGTGGTTTGTTCTGTCCCAATTCGTGTCAGAGATCATCCGGTCAAAGCCGCCTGGCATTGGGTAATCTTGCTTTGCAAATGTCAGCGAGACTGCCGCCGTGGAAGTGGTGACCGGCATGTTCAGCGTAAGCTGTGATCCAGAGTTAATTGTCAGAATCTCAGAATAGGCCGCTACGCCCGTGCCGGTGACCACATTGCCCACTTCTAAGCCCGATGTGGTGATGTTGCTGATAACGCTGGAATTGGCCGTTATGTCGCCCGTGACAGTCGTGCCTGCCGTGGTCTGGAAAATGTAAGCCTTGACCAGCCGCTGCCACTCATAATCGCGCACCAAGTCTTTGCCAAGGCGCTGGGCCAAGGCAAGGAGCTGCGCTGTCTGGTTGTTGGAATTGCCAATTACCGCCGCTGGCTGAGACAGTCCCAATTCACCGGAAACTTGATCGACTAATTGCAGCAGCGTATAGGCCATTTACTCCACCAGTTCTTTTTTAGGGCGACCAGCTTTTTTGGCCGTCAACTCTGCAATCATCGCACGGAGTTCAGCCATTTCAGCATCCTGAGCCTTCAATTTTTCATCAGTCTCAGCACGAATTTTGTCAAACATTTGCGAGTCTTCAGCAGCCGCAATAAACGCCCGTGCCTTGTCTCGCAGATCGTTAAAGCCCATGATTTTGTTGCCAACGATGTCTGAAAGCTGGGCAAACTGGTCAATCGTGAAGATGTTTAGCGCCTTAAATTCAGCCTTTTGAGTCTCAGAAACTGCGCTCCACACCTCGATTGGAGTGCCTGGCACTGTTTCTTCCTTCTTTTGCTCAAACCTTGCCCACTCGACAGGGTAGTCCTCAATATCTTGCTCACGCATTGGCCGGTCAATGGTCAGGGTGTTGTCGCCTGGCACTAGCTTTTTCAAGAAAATACGCTCTTGAAAGATCGGACGCTTTTCTTCAGCCGTTCTAAAGTTGTTTTGCACCTGAACCGCATGGAAAAACACCGCCATCTTGCCGCGATTGCTCTCCATAAATGATTCGTCTGTCCATCCAGCCACTTCGTTTTTCATGCCATTTCCTTTAGTTGTAGCGCGGTTTCTTGCATTAAACCATCGCCAAAAAATGCAACCTCTGCATCCTGAGTCTTGATGAATTGCTCCATCTCGATTGCCGCCTCAAGCATTTGTCGTGTGGTCTGGAACACTCTGTCCCCAGCCTTAACAAATATTTTATCTTGATTTTTGCCCAAATGTGGCCCTGCATGCCGGTCTGTTAAGTAACTGCAATCCATGCCGTGAAACTTAAACCGCCGATACCCAAGCGCCGCCATCACTTCCATTGCCCTCATGCCCACAGTCGAGCCACCCGAAATCATGCTGTTCAAGCCTTCTGGATGGTTTGCCGCTACCCATGCCACTGTGTCTAGGTCGTTGCCGTTAATCAAGTGCCACAGACGCACGTTATAGCCCTTTAGGGCTTCCCACCAGCTTGGATGGCACACAGTAGCCATCAGGTACGTTGTGGCCTTCTGTGGCCTTTTAAGCATTCTGGCCTTGTGCTCTCTGGGATCGCAGTCAACATGGAAATCTGGGACGATGCCGCGCTCGACTAGGTAGTCATGCGCCCCTGACACTGTAACGATTGGTCGCCTGATCTGCTGCCATGTGTCAGCTAGGCTTGGCCCGTAGCAAACAATTGATGCCCATTTATCGTTAAATTTGGTCTTTTTCTTGAGCATTTGCCCATGCGCCTGCGACATTTGGGCATGACGCTCTGCGTTGCTCAAGACTCCTTGTAGCATTCGACCCTCATGTCTCGGAATGGGAAATGGTAGCGAGGCTCAAAAAATTCTATGCGCTCCATGCCCACAGATTGCAGCATCTGGCTCAGTGGAACTTGAAACCAGCCCCAATGGTGGCACATCGCTTCGTTCTTATATTTCGGGTCGCCGTACAGCGCATTCAGGGTCATAAATGGCTGCAAAGGCTCTTTGTTCACCACACAGTTGTGGACGTAGGCAAACACCTTGTCCATGCAGGGCAGCTCTAGGATCATTTTGCCGCCAGGCTTCAGCACCCGTTTCCACTCAGTCAGCAGATCAGCGACTTCCCACTCGTAAAAATGCTCTAAAACATGAATCGCAGCCACGGCATCAGCCGAATCAGACGCAATTTCCAGCTTTCGCAGATCGCATTTAATGTCTGAGACATCCGAATAGAGATCGACATTTATCCATCCGTCCCATTTCTTTGTTCCGCATCCAAGGTTGTAGGCCGTTTCGTAGCTATCTTCCACTTGGCGCTTAGTGTTTGCGGCGAGAATTTTTCCGTCACGAAAGACTGCGCCTTCGATATGAGCCGGTTTGCTTTGTTCTTTAAAGTCCATTCAATGCCGTCCTTGATGTTGCCAATGTAGATCGGGAAACCCTCTAGCGCAGGGTGAGGCTCTGCCACCACAAAACAACCCTGTCGGATCGCCTCAATTGCTCTGTTGGCGCTCTTGTAAGTCTCTGTAGCCGGTAGCACCACAATGTCAGCTTGTGCAAACTCTTTGAGCATGGTCTTTTTTGACCACGGAATTGACCCTGCAAAGTTGGACACCACCCGTAGGTGATAACCCTTTATCTCAGGCAAAATGCGCTCTAGGCTTGCTCTGTTAACTTGGTGACCATACCACAACAGGTTAACACCCTTGCAATGAGGCTTCTTCAACGGGTACTCAAACGGGTCAGGAATGACCACGGCATCACGCCCTAGCACCTTTATGCGCCTTGCCATCTCATCAGTAGGGCAAGTGACCACATCGGCAAGGCGCAGCGCCTCTTGGTAGTGCATCCAATCAAAGTGGTCATCGCAAAAGTCCACCACAATCCATGCGCCCCGTGCCTTGGCTCGTGCCATGTCCATCAGCTCTTGCGCTTGGGGCTTGGCAAACACCAGCGTGTCGGCCGTCAGGTCGTTCAGGCTTGCCCAATCCCCTGCCGGTATCTTTGCCCGATAGCGCCAGCTTGCCGATTTGTTGTCGCCCCAATGAATGAACGATGTGCGTGTGTTTAGCTCTTTGCGTTTGTCAATCAGCCCCGCCAGCTCAAAGACATTCTGGCTGCGCTTCTTGATGATGGCCTGAATCAGCCCATGCCCATGCCCTGTAAAGGTGGCATCTGGCAAATAGTCGTAGTAGGTCTGGAAGTGTTCAGCTTGCAGCGCCATCGCCGCATTGCAGTAAAACGGCTCACCCTGTGGCTCAATCCTGACTTCAATCAGCTTGTCGCCGTCTTTGAGGCCATCGCCGTTGACCCGTAGTTCAGCGCCGTCATTGCACGAATCAAAGCCAAACAACTCAAAGTTGCGCCAGCCAAGCACATAAAACAGGGAAATTGCCCTCAGACCGGATCTTGTGCCGCCGCCAATGAGCATGCAGTTTTTTGGCCGGTCTTGGCCTTTTTTGATGTACGGATGCCAAAGCGTGACTTTGTGGCCGACCAGATTGTCAAACAGCGCTTGGTGGCACTGGCTGGCAATCATATAGTGAACAGCCCAATTTGGCTTGTAAAACGCTATCCGGTGTTCTTGCGGGTCGATGGCTAAAGCGTAATCAGGAATCACGCCGTTATCAATCAGCCAATCGTGCGCCCCTTTGATTGCGACAATGGGCAACCCGTCTGCCTTCATCTTTTTAATAAGCTCTATCTGCCCCCTGACACTTGGCGCACTTGCCACCAAAACGATCTTGCCCTCTTTAGGGTCTAGCGCTTGTGTGACTTGTGGATAGCCCCGTGCAATCGCGGCATCCATGTGTCCAAAAAGTGTATCGTCATCTGAGACACACTGACCAGTAATTTTTAGGGGTAAAAAACTCATTAAAAAGACCCCTCCTTTTTTAAGGGAGAGGCCAATTTTTTACACAGGGTTAGATGGCATCAGGCCAGCGTTGTTCACCATGCAATATGGTGCGCTTGCGCTGGTGGCCGATGTGTTAGCCACAATACCTTGGATAAAGCCAGCCGACACAGTTGTATCGTCCAGTGAACCCGCTGTTGCAGTTGTATACAACGGCACTTTAGGATTGCAACCGACCAACAGGTTAACTTGCAGCAGACCATTCAGACCGACCCAGCCGTAGTAGCTAGATGCGATTGCGGTTTGTGCAAAGCCGACCATGTTGTAACCCAGCGCAGCAGCGTTGGCAGTCGTTACAGGAACAGCTCGCATCACAGGAGTGGTGCTGGCCGAATCTGCGTATGTTGACATGATGACAGCATCGTAAGCAGCAATTGTGCTTTCGGCTCTGACAAAAATGTAAACGCCGTTGTTGCTCGTGTTAACCCGTGAACCTGGCGTGACAGGAAAAAGGGAAGTAGAGCCTGCACTGGTAGACGCATAAGTAGCCGTCAGATCAATGCCGATTTTGCCGTCTGTGACGTAATCATTAGACATGATATTTGCTCCTTATTCAGTCATGATGCCTTGGAACTGGAGTCCCGAGGCAGTCATATTGCCAGCCCAACCGATCAAGCGCACGATTGCGTCCTGATTGGTGCTCATGCGCTCGTCACCGATTGGGACGAAATTGCGGTTTGCGTGAGGCCGGAAGAAAATGTACTTGGTGTTCAGGAAGTAGCCTGTGCCGGTAGGAATATTTCCACCGATACCGCCGTCCAGAACCACATCGGCATTCATGTACTTGGATGCAACAAAGCCGAGTTCGGCCATCTTGCTAGAGCCAGGGAAACGCTGAATGTTTTGCAGTGAGGACATGAAGAAGCCCCACAGGTTGTTATCCAACAGGATCAAGTCAACAACGTCAGAACCGCGACTTGTCTTCGCATACAGGCGGTTAAAACCCGACTGAATGTTTGAGCTAGATGCAGAAGCACCAAGATCAGTAGTAAAGTCGAAAGTCTGGTTGCGCCAGAAAGACCATGTAGCGCGATCAATACCGCCGACCACACCAGTAGACGGAGATGCAACCACCATAGCTTGCAGACCAGTGATCTGCTTGCCGTTGTTGGCCGTACCATCCGAGTAAATACCAGTGGAGATCAAGTTTTCGATAGATGCTTCGGCAACGTCCAAACGGGCATCAAACAAGTCGATGATCTGTTCTTCGCCGCTGTTTTGGAGCATTTCCAAACCATTGATCGTAACTGCCACTGCTGCCTGCTTAATCGGGAACTGAGCAGCACTAATCACATCCGCTGGGGAGATGTTCAGTGTTTCAGCGCCAGAATAATACATGGCTGTGCTGTTGGCTTGGAATGACAATTCTTGCAAAATGGTCGAACCACCAGAGAAAGGCTTCATTTTGCCCTTCTCGCGCAGACGGGTCAGCAAGGCATTGTTCTTTGTCACGTTATCCGCAACAATGCCGGAACGACTTTCAATGGTCGTTGCCAATACGTCTGAGTAATTTGCGTTGGCGTATGCCATAAATTTACTCCTAATTATCCGATTTGCCGCAGCGCATTGGCTATAACGGCTCGCCGGTCTGTCTGATTAATAGCGCCACTGATGCTAGAGCCTGGTGCTCCTCGTACCTGTACCGCCGCTGTTTTTGCTCTTTGCACTTGGTTAGCTGCCTGCGTGTTTTGTTGCTGTTGAGCATAAAACTGCTGCGCGATAGCTGGATCAAGCCGCACTGCTGTGTCATAAGCCAGTTGCAATTTCTCGCGTTCTGACATCTGACTTGTGTCGCCTAGCACCTGTGGAGCTTGGAGAAGCTGCAACATGCGGTCAGAGACTGCCTCAAAATGCATGTTCGCAGGGTCGCCTGCAAACTGCTGGATAACCGAGAGTGCTCGATTTTCATTCTGTTTCTGCGATTCGTACTGGCTCTGCGTGATGTGCTGCGTAAGCTGCTGTACTTGCTGCGCTAATTGATTGTAATGAGTATTTTCTGGCTGTGGAGTCTCGCCATTGAAATATGAGGCCACCTGATCCAGCGGAATCTGGAACTGCTGGATCATCTGGGCGACAGCTTGGCTCTTTTGCTGTGGCGTTCCCGTCCGAAGCAGCGCTGCCGTCTGCAACAGTGGGCCAATTGCCGCTGCTGGGGTGGTGTTCTCGTTTCGCAGAATCCACTCGTAGGGTGCAAATTGCTCTGTAATCTGCCTCGCCTCTGCATCGCGGGCTTTGTAGCTGGCAATGCCCTTTTCGTAGTCAGCATCACGCTGGGCAATGGCTTGCTGTAGCTCGCTTGGGGCTTTCTCCCAATGCTCTTTTAGCTCGCGCCGCAACGACTTTGGCATTTCTGCCATCTTCGGAGCTTCAGTCTTCTCAGTGGGGAATTTGGGGTCTGTGGCCTTGGCTTCTTTTGCCTCTTTGGGCGCACGGGCTAATCGTGGTGGCTTGTCATCAGCCTGCTTCATTGCCTCGCGGATCGTATCGGCACGGCTGGGTTCAGCCTTGACTTCTGCCGCTGGCGCTTCTGGTGTTGGGGCTTCTGGTGTGTCGGGTGCGACAACTTCTTGATCCATCACTTCATCCTTTTCATTTGTTCCAAAGTCATTTTAATCATTTCTTTGCGTTCTGGCATTGGCCTGTTATGCAGGCGGTTTGCCATCTCCACATTCAGATTGCTCATCCGCATGGGCGCAATCGGTGAGCCTGGCCGGTCAAACTCTTGCACTGTGGCGACCTGACCCTTTAGCCGTTCCCGCTGAACTTCCTTTTTCCTGTTCCACTCTTGTTGAGCATACTTTACATCAGAATGGCCCATTTCTATGCTGTCTGTGGCTTTTAAATGTTCCCGCCACTGCTTGCGACCTGTAATCATCACGCCATCTGGCGACCTGAACGGCTCAATGTCACCCATAACAGCGGTAATTGTCTCACCGCGATATGCGCCAGGCGTTGCTTCGTAAGGTTCGCTGCCGTCAACGGGGTAGACCCAAGTTCGTTTCATAGAAATTCCAAAAGTGTTTCAAAGTCTTCGTCATCTTGCTCAAACTCAATGCGCTTTGTCAGCTCTTGAATCTGCAACATCAGCGCATCATAAGTTATTACAGTTTGCGCCGCAATCTCAATGGTCTGAACGGGTGAGCTGGTGATTTTCTCCCGCTGATCGGGCGGCAGACCAAATAAGGCGGTTTTAATCCTCTCCCTGCGCTTGGATTCTAGCTTTCTGTCCTGTTCCCAGCCTTTATCGCGCTCATCAAAGCCAAAGTGACCACCGAGAAACACTTCTGCGGGTGGTGGCGGTACGACTGTTGTGCCAATGGTCGCAAATGGTAGCTGTGCAAAGGCAGCGTAGCCAAACATTTAAGCGCCCCATTTGGCAGTTAGGCCGTCCGCATAGGTCTTGTTTACGATGTCCGTGCCGCCGCTTGGCGCAGTGGAGATCGTGCCAGTTGTGGTGGTCAATGATGTCGCGGTCACGGCTCTAGGCGTTATGCCGCCAATGACTAGGTTGTCCAAAGTACCGGCATTTGTTGGCGCTATTTCAACCGACCCCGCGCCGCTAGGTTTCATGTGAACATGGCCTGTCCCCGTAGGACTGATGTCTATTTGAGCATTTGTGCCGTTAAGGTTAGTCGATACATTTAGGGAGATGTTGTCACCACCGCCTGCGCCCATGTTTATCTGGGTAGTTCCCGATGCGTTTTTGAGGGACAAGCCTGCCGAATTGGTGGCCTGAACAGTCACTGTTTTTAGGCTTGACAGCGTAGCTGTGCCGCCTGTAATTTCTACAGCATTGGCGTTTTGGGTCGCCATTGTCCCTAAGCCACTGATGTCTGTGTTGCTTAGCGTCACCGCGCCAACTTGCCCCGCCACCGATATAACAGTTTTCTCAGCAGGCAGCGTTACAAATACTTGCTTTGAGCCAGCGGCCAGGCTTAGCTTAGCCCCGCCGCTGGATGAGCTGATGACTGTATCGCGGGTTAGCGTGTTAGCCGAGTACGTCCCTATTCCCACTTCCCACTGCGTTTCGCCTTGGATTGTGTAATAGGTGGTGTTCCCGTTGCCCAGCGCAGAAAAGGCTTGAAAGCCTGTTACCGCGCCGTCTAGCGTCAGCGTCCCAGAACCTGTGGTGGTTGTGGTTTCCTGAACCCTATCGGCTAAAACTAAGCTCATGTGACAATCTCAACACCCGCCGCCCGACCATCAGGCCCACGAATGATGCGCTTTGGTGCGCTGATTGCCTGCATCACGCCCGTGAGCTGCCCAAGCGTTTGGCTGTGCATGTCTGTTAACCGGCCTATTGCCTCAGTCATGCCATCGCCAAGCGTTGCGTCAATCTCCTCAGACGCAGCCATTTGTGCGCTCATCGCAGCTTGATCGAGGCCAGCTTTTGCACCAATTTGAGCCACCAAGACTTTAGTCGCTGCGTCCAGCTCTGCTTTCCATCGTTCATATTCTTCCTTACCGGCCATCTCTCTGGCCTTAATTTGCATCTCGTTTTGTTGCTTAACAGTCTCAAACTCAGTTCTCATCTGCGCTATTTGCATGTCTGCCTGCGTCTTGGCCTGCTGCATCTGCATGTCAAACTCAGCACGGGCTTGCGCCATTTGCATTTCTGCTTGCAGCTTCATCTGGTCTGACTGCACTTGCGCTTGCGTCTTCATTTGCTCAGACTGCGCCAAGGCTTGCATCTTGATTTGCTCCGGATCGGGCGCTGGCTGTTGCTGGGCAGCTTGATCTGCCTTATCTTGCAGCGCCTTCATAGCCCGTTCAACAGCCGATTCCAGCCCCCTGCCAGCCTTAAACCGGCGCACTAGAAACAGCAGCATTTCTGAGGCCATTGGCAGCGTTTCAGGCGCAGAGCCTACCATTGGCATGGCCTCACGCAAGAACAGCCCAATGGCCTGAACAGCCTCTTGTGCGCCTTGCTTTTCTGCCTGTTCGTCAATCTGAGCCAAGCTGTCAGCCTCGACTGCAATGTGGAAGTCGCGGATCGTGCTGTTTGACAGCATCTGGATCGCAGCTTGCAGCATTTGCGGGTCTTGACCATCTGGCGTATTCATCACGCCCGACATCTCGACAATCAGCTCAGGAGGGTAAAACTTACAGATAACTTGCGCTTTGAGCTTAAAAATGTCCGTAGCAAACCGAGCCACTTCGCCCTGGCTGCTTCTGAGTCGCAGTGATCCAAAGTTGGCCTTGAGCTGCTGTGCGCCCAGAGTCTCTTGTGCCTTGGATGCGCCGCGCAGAATGTCCGAAATGCCCATGATTTCGTAGATGCTCTGCTTGACCGCCTCACGCGCCGCATACAACTCGCGCAGCGTGATGATGATCTGCGAAGTGTCCATCATGTCGATAGCACCCTTCAGCCCACCCTTCTCGCTCATCGCTGCCCAGCTTGTCACAGGGAACATCTTGTTGTCGATGCCCTCAGTAAACAGGCGACCTAGCTCCTTAAACTCAGCGTTAAACACACCGACCACCTTGCAGGCTTTGGTCAGCATGTAGATGCGTTGTGTCAGGTTGTCCAGCTCTTGCGCTTGGTCTTCGTATTCGCAATAGTCAGGAACAGGAATCATTGTTCCCGTGGTTGTCGTAGCAATCAGGGGCTTAGGACATGGGAAAAAGCCTTCCAGCTCTAGCGGATCATCACGCTCATCAAGGGACAAGGGATAACCCTTAGCAACCCAGCACACCTTAAAAGTGCGCTTGTTCCAGATTTCAAAGACTTTCGCCTTCTTTTCAAAGGTGGTCTTGACTGTCTGCTGGTTCTTGCCGTCATCATCAGTGTTCTGGTCAGTCAGGCCGACATTCTTAAACACATCGCCAAAGCGCTCCACACCCTCATCGCGGGTCATGTAGACGGCACGGGCTACCCACCAAACCTCATCCCATGTACGGGCTGGGCTGTGCAGAAAGTCGCTCCAATAGACGTAATCCACAGGGCTGTGGGCAGCGTCAATCGACTCGCCCGACTCTTGCACGTCAGAGACTTGCGGTTCTTCACCTTCGGCTAGCTCGACTTCAACTTCGGGCGCTGGCTCACCTACGATTACAGGTTCGTAACGAATCCAGACTGTGCCTCGACCTGGCAGCAGCCGGTCTTGCACAGCGTTAACCATTGCGCTGTCAAAGTCGTTAAATTGGGTTGTTTCATACTCGATCACGCGCTCCAGCATGGTGGAGGCCAAGCGCCCTACAGGGTCTTGATCCATGTATCGGCGTGAAACTTCAGGCTTGGCTTGCCGCCCATACAGGGCAGGCATTAGCACTTGAATGTTTGACCACAGGATGTTGAACTTCATCCTTGGCATCTCTACCGCATCGCGCTCATCGCGGTAGCGCTTGATGATCTTATGGCCTCGCCTGTCCCACTTGTCAAAGACCTTTTCAGCGTTTGCTATCTGGTCGTGCCAGTACGGGCCAGGGTCATCACCCTCGTAAGCGCCTGTGTCTTCGTAAGCCATCAGAAGCCAGCAGCAAAGAAGAAGGTTACATCCAGCGTACCGCCTTCAGTTGCGTGAAGGCTTGTACCGACTGTTGCGGGAAATCTGTGAAAGCCAATGGCCGGAGTGATCGTGCCTGACATGACTGTGCCACTTGCGCCGCCGTCTCTAAGCACCAAAGTGCCGGAGCTGGTGCTGTTGACATAAAACCCAAGAAGCTGGCATGGGCCTGTGGTTACATCGCCTGTTGCGGTGATGTTTTTGTATGCACCGCATTCTGCTACTGGCTGGCTCATATTCGCTCCTGTTTGTGAGTAGTCTCAAAATCCCACATCTCATCGAGAGTAATGGTTTGCAGGGTTTTGCCTTTAGGTGGCACAAGGTCTTTGTTCTCTTGCCGGTAGGCCACTGCTAACATTCTAAACGCATCAGCAGGGTGTGAGCACCAATCATGGCGAGGATTTTGCCTAAAAGCCTTTTTTTCCTCATCGTACTCTCTTTGGTACTGTCTAAGTGCTTCCAGCCCCTCATCGCAGCTAGGGTCAAAATAGCAGTAGGGCAAGATCATCCGCACCGCTTGGATGCCGTCCTGTACCCCAATTTCAGGCACGATTGCCAGCTTTGCCATGCCGCCCAAGTGCGCTGCCAGTTGCTCAACAATCGACTTTCCACCTGATGCCAGCGTCTTGGCTCTAGCGTCATGGGGCAAATAATGCTTGGTGTAGCGGTAGCCCTTGCCAATGACTACATCAGCAATCTCCTCAATGCTTGCGCCTGAGACTGCGTAATAGTCCATGACCCTGATCTCGCCCCTGACTACTTGATAGAACCAGATCGCCGTGTCATCCCGATAGCCCAAGTCCCAAGCCGTAAACACAGGGCTTTCAGGATCAAAAGGTAAAACCCTGATGCGCCCCTCGTTTTCAGCCTGGCGCATCTCTTTTGCGTAGTAAGCGCCCAAGATTGCCGCCGCCCAAGAACAATAGTATTCCTGTTCGAACAGCCCTATCCCCTCATCTGCGCCATATTCTGCGATGTATGCCTTGCGCTCTTCCTCCAGCCTTTCAGGGCTGATTACGCCAGTGTCATCAACAGTCAGAAGCTGGGCAAAAGATGCGCTTGACTCCTTAGCTGCGTTGTAAGTACGCATCGCATGGTTGCGGCCACGGGGTGTGGTTATGTAGACTTGCCAGCCGTTGTTCTCAGCCAAGATCGGGCGCAAATAAGCCCTTGCAGCAGGGTTAGTCAATGCCCACTCTGAGAAAACTACACCAGCAGGGGTAGAACCCACCAGCGAATTAAAGGAGTCAGCGCCCACAAGCTGCCAGGTTGACCCGTTCTTGAACATGATCTGCATTTCCTGTTCGCGGGTATTGCTACGCAGCTCTTTGGGGAATGCTTCATCAATTCTGCGCTTGCCCGTGCGAGGGTTAACAGCTTGCCAAATCGCTTTACGGGCTTGGCCGTACTCAGGCAGCATGTGCCAATAGTTAGCTGGCCGTTCAAACGCTGCTACAGCGCCCCAATTTAGTGCAAGATCATCTTTGCCAGATCGCCTGTGCCAAATCAATTCAGCGTGTTTACCGCCATTTTCAAGGTAAGACCAAGCCTTGCGCTGGTAGTGTCTGGGTTGCCAGTTATTGGGAATTTGTATCCGCATATTTCACAATTTCGACCACCAAGCTGCCGCCGTCTGCACCTGTGACTTCTGTCCTTGCCAGCTTAGGGACATGGTACTCAATCACGCTTTGAAACAGCTCAAAAGCTTTGGCTGGGTTTGGCTTAACATCATGAGCTGGATCGCCGTTAGCGACTGCATCAAGCCATTGGGCTAGTCTGGGTGCGTTATCGTCAACAAACAGCGCTATGGCCTCTCTAGCCTGTGCTGTGACCTTATTTGGCGTTCCCGCTACTCGCCCACCGGCTTTCTTCCTACTATTGGCTACTTTAGTTGTGTCATTCATACAAAAGTCCTAACAAGCTATTCGCTTTCTTGTTCCTTCATGTTGATGAGGCCGTTTAGCATTCTGCTGCGTGTGCTGTGCCAAGGCTTGCTGTGGTCGCAGTCCTTATAATGGAAAAACTCCGGTATGCCCAGAGTGTAGTGCGCTATCTTGGCATTGGGGTTGTCTTGCTCACCTACCAGCACATTCCATTGTTTAGGCAGCTCACCAATCAGGGAGTCGGGTAGCCAGGTAAACCGATGCAAGTCACTGCCGCTGTGGTCATCAATGTAGTCTGGGGTTAACACATTGTTCCGAGGATGCTCACAATTCCACAGGATCAGGCTTGACCAGTTCTTCCT